GCAGGCGGCTGGTCTCCGCCGTCACCCACTGCTGCGTGCCGTCCTCAATGTAGGTGCACGCGCCGTAGGCCAGCATGAAGTTCGACTGGCCGGAGATCAGAATGACCACGTTCTCCGGGACCAGAGGCTTCACAGCCGGGGTCTCAGGGTCGGTCCAGTCGTCCAGATACACCTCGCCGTAGGTATACAGGTCGATGTTCGGGCTGGTCAGATGGCCGTAATACTTCACGCCGTTAGGCAGGTCGCGGGGGTCGTAGCCGCCGATGTTGATGCGGCGGTTGTCAAGGAGCTTCTGCACCTTCTCGTCGTTGATGAAGGCGCGCAGAGCAGCCTTGCCCATGATCACGCGGTCCACGTTGGTGAAGCCGCCGGTCAGCACCTTCTCGGTCCAGTCTTCCAGGTCCTCGATGGGCTTGGCAGCAGTCTTGCCCCACTGCTTCGTACCGTCCAGCTTGATCTTGTTGGTGAAACCGAAGTCGATCACCTCGTTCACACCGGGGCCGACGATGGGGATTTGGCCGGTGACGATGGCCTGCACGCACATCCACTCCTCGCGGCGCGTGGTTGCGTCGTTCAGGCGGTTGTACTCGTCCATCAGCTTGCGGGCCGCGCGCTGGGCCGGGGTCATGCCGCTGTACAGGTCCTCGCCGGGCAGGCGGGTCATGTGCTGGTCTGCCGTGGTCACGTCGTAGGGGTTGATCAGGGGCGGCTTGTAGCTCTCGGTGCTAAAGCCGTTGGCCTTGAGCACCTGCCCGCCCACGCGGGGATGTACGAAGGCGGCCATGCGGCGGTCGCCCTTCACCAGGTCAATGTCCACGCGCTCGGTGGAGAAGGTCTTGATGTTGGTGAAAAAGGTGTCGCGGAAATAAGTGTGGATAGGCGGTGCCTGTCTCACGACCTCCGCCAGATAGCGGGGGGTATAGATATTCACTTCGTTAGGCATATCTCTGTTTCCTCCTTACTTCAAGTAGATGCCGAGGTTGCGCAGCGGGACCTCCACATCAGCGGCAGTCATGCCTGCAGGCAGGACCAGCGCATCAGCGAAGAACTCGCCGGAAAGGTAGATGATGGCGTCCTCGCCGCTCTTGGCGGCTTCGGCGGTCACGCCGTACAGGCCGGTCAGCTTCGCAGCCTCAGCCACGGGAGTGACCTTGCCCTCCGCCAGAAGGACGGGGGTATGGGCGCTCAGGTCAGCGCCCGCTTCCTTCACCGCCGTGGCGATGCGGATGTTGGTGCCTGCGATGAAATACTCAGGCTCGCAGGAAAAAGTCTTTCTTGCCAAATCCATGCTCATGCTTTTGCCCTCCCTTACTTCTTCTGCGCGTTCTGGCCCACGCTCTTGATGGCGTCCAGGAACTCGTCCGTCTTACCGGCAGGGGGCGTGTTCTCCACAGTGCCCGCGCCGCTGTTCTTGGCGTCGGTCTTCGCGTTGTTCAGATACTCGTTGCCCTGCTCCTTGGCGCGCTTCATGGCGGCCTTGGCGTAGTCGCTGGCGCTGACGGGCTTGGTGAACTTCGCCTCGGCGGTGATCTCCTCGCTGCCCGGCAGAGCCATCTCCTCGATGTCGCGGATGCGCTCGCGCTCCTCGTTGGTCGCACGATCAGCCGCCGCCTGCTCGATTTGGTCAACCAGCGCAGGATAAGCCTGGCGCAGGTCGTCCGCAGTCTTGATTTCCATGTTCTGTACCTCCTCGTGTTGTACTCCCGGTTTCATGGCTCCGGGTTTATTTACAAAACGTCCGGCGGCGGTGGGTGCTGCCAAACTGTTCTGCATGAAGGTTGGTGCCTTGTCGAAAGGCAGGTGCATATTCACGCTGTTCACGAACAAAACGCCGTCGCGGTTTTCCACCACCGGCGTTTCCACATCCTCCACAAGCTCGTCCACAAAGCCGTTGTCCTTGGCCTCCTGGCCTGTCCACCAGCTCGTCGCGTCCATCCAGCCGGTCACTTCTTCCTTGTCCCGGCCCGTCTTCTTCGCGTACAGGCTGATGATGTTCTCCTTGATGGTGTCCAGCGCGTTCAAATACTGCTGCATGGTCGTGGCGTCGTAGTAGCCCAGCAGGCCCAGCCGGACCGGGTGGACCATGTAGGTGCTGTCGTTGGCCGCCACAACGCGGTCACAGTGGCAGGCCACGATGGTCGCGGAACTGGCGCACAGCCCGTCGATGCGGGCCACCACGTTCGCAGGGTGCTGTTCGAGCAGATTGCCGATGGTCTGCGCGGCAAAAACGTCTCCGCCGCCGCTGTTGATGCGCACCGTGATCTCGCTCACGGCTCCCAGCTTGTCCAGGTCCTCCGCGAACTGCTTGGGCGTTACCTCGTCGCCCCACCACGTACTGTCTGAAATGTCGCCGTACAGCAGCAGCTCCGCTCTGCCTCCGGCCACATTCTGAAACTTCCAAAACGGTTTAGACATTCCCATTTCCTCCTTCGCTCGCGGCGCTGGACGGGTCCATGATCTCGTCCACCTCCCGCTTTCTCTTGGCCTCCGCCACTCTCTGGCGGATGTTGCGGTTATAATTTCCGCCGGTCATTTGCGCGGTCTCCTCCTGCGCGGTGGAGAAACCGGCCTCCACGCGCTTCGTCGCCGCGCTGATCTCCTGCACAGGGTTCAGGCTCGTTCTGGCCGGGCCGGGCCACGCGCACCCGCTATAAGCCTTGCGGATGGCCGGGTCCTGGAAGAAGCCCGGAGCCTTGATGCGGTTCCGCGCCACGGCCTCCGCCCGCCACTCCCCATAGATTGGCTGACAAAAACTGTCCACAAAGTCGTCGCGCTGCACATCGCAGGAGCGCCAGAACTCATTCAGGGCACCGCGCGCCGCGCTGTAGCTGGTGGAGAACTGCTTGGAAATGACCTCCGGCGGGATTTCCAGCGCCGCGCCGATCTGCTTGATCATGGCCTCCGTGAACTTGTCGTATCCGGCGTTTGGGTGCTTCGGGTCCGCGAAGGATACGGTTTCGCCAGGGTTCAATCCCACGATAGCGCCGTTGCCCAGCTCCACACTGCCCTGGTCCTCTGCGTCGATCAGCATATTCTCCGGCAGCATCTCGCCGAACGGGCGATCATCCGTCGCCGTGGCGGGCTGCACGAACACCGTGAACATGGCGGAAATGACCGCCGCGTTGATCTCCGCCTCCGTGTACCGTCCCAACTGCTTGAGCGCTTCCAGCACCGGGGCCAGAACAGGCACGCCGCGTAGCTGGCCCGCTCGCTCCCGTGTGATCACATGGACGATGTTCCGCCGTCCGGTCAGCTCGCCGCGTGCCTCCACGCGCGTCCATTCCAGGCCGTTGCCCAGCATGGAGGTGTCGGAAAGGGGATGCCGGTTGCACACCCAGTAGGCCACCACGCGGCCCTCCGCATTGGTCTCCACGCCCTGTACGATGTTGTGGACCTCATAGCCTCGCACCGTGCACGGAGCCAGCCGGTCGTAGCCGTCCGGGCTGCAAATACGGTCCGCCTCCATCACGCGCACCCGCAGGCCGTAGGGCTGGCCGACCTGCTCGCTCATAGGCAGCGCCGCGAAGGCGTCGCCATTCATCAGGTAGCCCAGGTAGGCGAGCTGTTGTAGCTTGTAGAAATTGCCCAGCCCGTCCATGTCGCACTCCGGCGTGTCCGCCCACAAGGAGAACTCCCGGATGATCTTCTCCTGCAGCTCCTCCGTCTGCTCCGCCGACAGGCCCAAAAATGCGCCGTCGATCTGCGGCGCAGGCATCA